ATTACCAGCAGTTTAGTGTATAAGATATTGACTCCCCCTCCCATAAATTTATTTTTCATCTTTAAAAAAATTTTTTTTATTTACTATTCGCCATTGTTACTACTGCTTTTATTTCTGTATTCCCAGCCCTCTTTACCGCTTTTAGAATTATGACATGGATGGCACATGGTTTGTAAATTAGACAAATCAGTCTTATGTCCTCCCATGTTTATTGGCTTTATGTGATCCACTACTTGACCAGCTGTCACTTTATTTCTTCTTTCACACGCTTCACATAAAGGATGTTGCTGGATATAATAATTCCTTATACTCCTCCATTGTTTACTATTATAAAAATCACTGTTTGAATTTATTCTGGCATGCTTTGGCTTTTTTGGAAGCCATGGCCTTTTTTTATTTTCTGGTAACTTAGGCATTTAATTCAGTTATTAAAAAATAATATTCAGTATCATTTTCTAAAATATATTCTAAATTTTTATGATAACATAATAATTGATCTTTATCTCTACTTTCCCATTTTTCATGGCATCCCTTTCTTTCTCCCATTGATAAACATAAATATTGAATATTTTTTTTATCACAAACTAAATCTATTCTTCTGCTTCTTGGAATAATATGACTATGGCTTAATGGTACATCTCCCTCCATTCTTCCACAACCCTCACAAAAATGCCCTCTTTCCATTGCTATTTCTGCATAAACTTTATTTAGCTTTCTTTTTATATTTATTTGCTTTTTACTAATTTTTTTCATATTCCCATTAGTATTATTAAAATCATTATTAGAAAAAGCAATAATGGATAAAGATTTATTTTGTTTAACTTGGCCATATAACTATTATTAAATTCATATTGATCTGGTTTTATCTTTACTTAAATACTCATCTATTACACTAATTGTTTCAGTAAATCCTCTTGTTATAACTGCAAAATAACCTCTTTCATTCATTGCATTAATCCAATCCTTTTGAGCTTGGGTTGGATAGGCTTTTTCTTTTAATTCAATAAATAAACCAAAATAACCTCCTCTGGCTTCATAAATATCTAAATCATTTTTCCCTCTTACATAACCATTTCTTACTATCTTTCTTCTTTGTGCCGCACTGCTTATATATGCTCCTGCAATTGAGGAGCAATATTTTACTTTTGGATGCTTCAATTTTATATATTGAATTACTGCTGATTGTAGTTTATCTTCACTCATTTGGCAAATTTATACTAAAATTTTTAGCAGCCCAAATTATAAGCTTATCAACTAAATCTTTAAATTCTTTTTTTGTAAGTTGAGCAGTTGATTTTAAATACTCTACTTTTATTCCATCTTCTACTCTTTCTCTTTTTAAAAATTTTAATTTACATATATCATGAAATTCATCTTTTGTGTATCCTAACTCATCTCCCATTATTTGCATATATTTCCACCATAACTTATTTTGTTCATTAGTTCTAAAATCTTTATTTTCAATTAAAGTAAATACAATGTCTTTGCCCTCTAATTTAACTAAATCTTCAACGAATCTTTCTTCATCTAAAAAATTAATTTTAAGATTTTGTATTTTACCATAATGCTTCATAAATTATATTTATTTTTAAAAATATCTCTCCAATAATTTCTTTGCCTTTTAAGTTTGATTTGTTTCAAGTAAGACAATAATAACAAAAAAGATAATATAATAATAATTATTATTAATATCATTATTAAGATTGTTTTGTTAATATATTAATTAGCTCTGTATCTGTATAACATGGCCTGGCTCCTTTATACTCATTTGGCATAAATAAAGATTTGATTTCATTTATATTATGTTTATGATCATAATAAATTATCCATTTTCTTTTTATACCATATTTATCTTTTACTCCCTCAGTTTTTTTTAATAGTGTTAAAAATTTCATATGTGAAAATTTCTTTTTAATTTATTTTCATTTTCTATTTTATCCAATTCAAATTCTAAATGAGCAATAGCTTTTTTAATACAATTTATTGGAGTTTTATGTTTTCGCTTTGCTCTTAATAAATAACTTACAGCAGTTCCTATATTGTAAGTAAGTTCAAAATCTTCTACTACTTTCCTTGCTTCATATTTATAATGCTTGCCAATATAATATTTTGGTATTTTACTCATCATCTATTTCTTTTGTACAAAAATATGCTTCTAACATACATGCAATTAATATTATTAAATAAATTGCTAATGCTATTTTCATAAGCTTTTTTTTATTAATTTATGTATTTTATCTTGATCAAAATAAGTATTATCATCTCCATAATAAGAAATATAAACTCCATCTTCCTGAATATTAAATTGAAGTGTATATTGAACATTTTCAGCATATCCTCTTTCTCCTGGATGCTTTCTTTCTACTATTTTCCCTTTTGGCGTTAAATCAAATGTTATTGGTAATCTCATATTTTATATGTTATTTTTGGGGGAATCAGTTGTATAATAAATTTCCCTATTCTAAACTTAAACATCTATTCTATTAATTTTTGATTGCTTAATAAAGCTCTGGTTTTATTATCTATTAAATGTTTTGCTCCATTCCTATCATTATACCATCCCTCCCAAATCATCTTTTTTATTCTATAAAGCCATTTATTCATAGTTTTTGCACATAAATGAAACTCCTCTGATTCAAGCACTCCATCATCAAAAGCTTGCTCAACTGCTTGCCAACTAAATTTGGAATATCTCGTTATAAGTATTTGGCTTAATCGTTTAGCCAATACAACTTTCTCATCTGCTGGCTTTACTTGCCCAAGATCAACCAAAGTTTTACCGATTAAATGTAAGCACTTAATCTCTAAATCCTTTTTATCTATTTGTTTTATCATTGTGTCTTTTTTAATAATTCTTCTGCTTGCTTTTGGCTTTGCAGATGCATATCTATTTTGCTCATTGTTTGCTTTTTATTAAAACTCTTTTCCCTTTTTGCCCAAGTTTTTAATCTCCTGGATATTTCAAAAGTTGGCTGTAATTGCCATCTCTCTTTGGTTTTGCTTTTATTTGGCTCACTCCAATAATCATAGAAGCTCTCTAAAATACTTTTTGAATAATTAAAAGAAAAAACCTCATCTTTAAATTTTTCGCTTATAGAGAGAGTATTTTTGTTTATTCTTTCTTTTGTTATTTCTTTACTTATTTGTAGGCTATTATCCAATGTCGGTTTTACCGAAGTCGGTTTTTGTAACTTCGGTTGTTCAAAAACAAAATAATCATATCCTACAAACTTTCCTTTATTTCTAATTTGCTTTCTCTCAATATAACCAAAATTAATAAGCTCATTAAAAACAGTTCTTATTGATGTTCTACCCTCTTTTGATACACTTACTATTCCATTTATGCTTAAATCCCAATCATTAGGCAAACTCAATAAATAACTCATTAAACCTTTTGCTTTTAAACTAATCTTTTTATCCTTAAAGATTTGATTACTAATAGTAGTATAATTCTTGTTTTTTATTACTCTTATTACTTCCATTATTCAAAAATTGATAATTGCCCTACACCCCCAAACATCATAGTTTGGCCCTCCAAAGCATTTAAAACCTTTACTTGGCTTGATATTCTTTGTCTAAGGCTAATTACACACTCTTCAAGCTCTTTTAATGTGTTTGCAGTGTAATACCCTTTACCACAGCTACAAAGCCCATAATGCAAATTATTTACTCTTATATAATTTATAATCTTTCTTAATCTTGGGCCTTTTAGATTCATTTTTTTACATATTAATGATCCAGCAACAGCCATTGATTTTCCTTTGCGCATAGATATGCCTTTTATAATTAAAGGAACTTTATCAAGCTCATCCTCAGTTAATTCAAAAGTTATATTTTCAAAATCATTTATCATAATTAAAATGGTAAATCTTTTTTATCATTATTTTCATGCATTGGTTCTATTTTATAAGAGCTAACATTAGTATAATATTTTTCATTATATTCTCTGCTCTTTACATTTAAATAAAATATATAATTTTTACCAACTTCTAAATTTACTATTTTATCATTCCAAAAATCAATTAATAAATCATCTTTAAAATCTGTTTCTGTTTGAGTAATTAATACGCTTTGTTTTTTCCATTCTCCTTTTGCTGATTTACCACTTTGTAAATCCATTATTTTGCTTACTCTACCTGTTATTTTCATTCCTTTTTTCTTTTATTTGGTTACTTAATTCATTTAATTCTACATTTAAATGTTTTGCTTGTTTTCTTTTAATTTTTATTAAAGAGTTTAAAACATCAAAATCATTAGCAAGTACAAAAAATTTATGATATTTATTTTTATAAATTTTATCAAATCTTGTTAAATCATCAAAACTCCTGCAAAGATGTATGCATGTAGCATGATGCATGCCCTTTATATAATCTTTTATTCTATTATAAGGAATTTTTAACTCATTAAACATATAATAAACCAAAAAGCGCCTTGCATCAATTACAGGTCTTTTTCTACATGTATTATTTTCAAGATAAAAATTATCTACTTTAAACATATCTACTAAAATTTCTTTTGCTTTTTTTATCCTTTGTGTTTTTAATAATTCTTTATTATCCATTACTAAGCATATTTATTGCATCTAAATCATTATTCCAATCTTTTTGAGATGTTTTTTGATAGCTTATTTCATCCTCTCCCAGTACATTAGTATAATTCATAGTTTTTATTATTACTCTTGCTAAGGCTCTTTTTTCAGCTATTTCCATTCTAAATGGCTGGCGGCAATTGTCTTTTGTTGCACTTCCAAAAGTTTCCATTTTAGGAATCCAATCCTCTCCCTCTTTTATTAAGCTGGTTGCTTTTACAATACAATTATCAAGCTCAGCTTTTATTACTTCATAAGTAACTGCAATTTCATTTTTTGCTTGAATTTTTTCAATGCCGCTTCTTGTTATTATAGCAAATCCTCTTTTATCTTTATAAATATCTTTTTTTGTTAAATCGTTATCTTTATATATTTTATTTAATAGCTCTTTCATTTTTCCAAGTATGTTATTAATTTGCAAATTGCGTTGTTAAATTCTTCTTTTTCTATTTCTTTATTATCTTGATCCATAATACTACTCAAATGAGTTGTAGAATATTCAACTGTATTTTTACCAACATAAATTTTATCACATATTAACCGCCCATCCACTATTCTACCTCTGTAATAATATATGCTATCTCCTACTATCCATTTTCTATAAATAGGCAAATCAGCATAATTCAATTTTTTATATGTTTTTTGCTCATAATTAAGCTCTTTATTATTATAAGCTTTTGCATCCACCTTAGAGCTTAACTCCATATCTTTTTGCCTTATTTGATACATTTTGTTTTTTAAATCTACGAATCTTTTTTCTTGCATTGTTTTTTAGTTTTAATTAATAGCACAAAGATGAAAAGATTTTTAACAATTGCTAAAAACTTAAAGGAAGATTATTAACAAAGTTATAAACAAAAAGAAAAGCCGCTTAAAAAAGCGACTAATCTCAACTAAAAAACAAAACAATGTATGTATTATGAGATGGCAATTATACTAAAAATAATGTACCAATCTTGCAACTTGCCCACTTTCTTTTTCATGTATAAATCCCTCAACTGCTTTTAAACTGCAAAATCCTTTTCTATTATGCCAACTATCTGAACTGCTGGGGCTTCTTAAATATTCTACACATACTCCAATATAATCTTTTCCATCCATCCATTTATGCTTTATTTTATGATGTAAATGATGCAAATACCAATAGCGGTATTTTGTATTTGCCCAAAGTTCTGGCTGCTCCTGTGCCATTAATAATGGTAAATTTTGCATTTTAGCCCCATCTCCATGCTCCAATCCAATTAATGAATTTCCAAATTTATAATATTTTCTATGACTAACTCCTGCATCTACTTTGATATCTTTGCAATTTCTAAACCAAGCTTTTAAACTATGAGCTAAATGAAAGCCGCTTTGATAATCATGATTACTCATGGAGTGTATAACATCAACAGGAGCTAAATCTCTTAATATTTCAATGCATTTTACATATAGTTTTAATGCAATTTCATAATGCTCCCACCATTTACCAATAGAATCAACATAGGTATGTTTAGTAGTGCTTGAATAAACATTATCTATGTGCAATACATCATTGCCAATGCAAAATAAGACTCTATCAATACTAAACCCCTTAGCTTTATCAATAAGCCCTAAAACGCCCTCTATTACTCTTTTAAATGCTATCTCACTATCATAACTATCCCCAGTTTCTTTTTCTGCTGCATATTTTCCAATGTGTATATCAGCTGGATTTATTACTAAAAGACATTCTCCTTTTTTATATTCTATTTGATTATATTCAGGAGCATAATCTTTTATGAGATTGTTTACAGCATCAAAAACTTTACTACTATCTATATTATCTTTGGTAACTATTGAAAATCGGTACTCTCCATTTGCAGCTTGCCAATGCTTTACACTTACAATATCATCTTTTTTAATTCCTCTTTCCTTTATATGTAAATCAAGGGCTGTATTTCCATTGATATTTTTTAAAGGTGCTGCTCTATGTTGATAAATTATCTCCTCCTCTTCTTTGGAGAGCCTTAATCTTTTGCCATATTTTTTAGCCATGTGGTAAAATTAGAAATAAAAAACCTTAGCTTTCAAGTGGGATTTCTTATTTACTAACTACTTATTGTTAACATTTTTGCATGCTCCTTTATTTATGTCAGCTACTGACTGACCTAATACAAGGGCTGTAATGCTATATACTAATGATTTAGCTGTTTCAGCATCCATACCAAGATGATCACTTAATAAAGTTACCAAAATTCCAATTATTGTATAAATTGCCTTTTTACTTCCCAAAATGTTTTTTAAAGTTTGTGTAATTATCCACTTTTTCATTATTATCTATTTTTAATTATTAATTCAATTTTCTCAAAACTTCCTAAATCATACATCAATTTATAAAAAGCTTTTCTGCTATCTCCTACAAAATTTAATGCTCTGGTATTTCCAAGTAAAACACATCCTTTACTATTTTTAGGATAATTTCCAATATGCATTAAAATCAATTTTCTATTAGTTACATCTAAAATATGTAAATGTTCATATTTATATTTGCTTTCCTCAGTATGCCTTTTAATGACATTATAAACTCCTTTGGGGATGCAAGATACTCTTTTTTTATTATCTTTCCATGGCAATTCTAATGTATGGCCATAAAATTCTCCATTTAAATATAATTTGCCAATAGTTGATTTATCAGTAAAAGTATCTCTTATTAGCAACAAATTTGCTTTTGGCTCTTTCATATTGCTTTTAGCTTTTATGAACTTTTTCTTTAATATGTGCCACAAATAACACATTTATCCAATCCTTTATTTAAGAAAAATTGCGGATATTTTTGCACCTTTTACATTGGCAATTAAACGCCTTTCTTTTATTTCTTTTGCATCTTCCACTTTTCCCCATTTAGGATGATTAGCCTTTTTATTTATTTTATTTTTTTTTGGCATCTTTACTAAATTTATAAATAGTAAATGATATTGCAAGCACTAATGAAATAAATGTTAATATTTCGTTGCAACTTGTTAAATTTAATCCAATTGCACTTCCATTTGCTGTCATTACTTGAATACTATCTCCGATTTCTTTTTTCATTTTATATATTTGCTAATGTAACTTTTCCACCATAAATCCTATTAGATGTTCCAGTTGTTATTACTTTTACTCCTAAATAATTTGTAGCATCACTTGATAAATTTGTTATGCTAAATTCTGTCCCCACTGTACCACTACCCAAAGCAGTGCCAATACCGCTTGCATTTACATCCAATTCATAAGCTTCAACATCTTTTGTATTATTCCCCCAAACAGTTACATGAGTTGCTTTTTTTCCATAAGGAACTGCAACCATTGCCCATAATTCTGTATTAGCGTTTGAAATTCTAACCCCAGTTGTACCTGTATCTGCAAATTGCCAGTATTTACTTGTATTATCTGCATTACTAATAAAATCACTTGGAATCAATTTAATATACTCTAAATCTACTCCATTTATATATTTTGCATTAATAGTATAATTACCCTCTCCATCAACTGATATTGGCCCTAATTGACTTGTAGCCACTTGCATACCTCCCACCGATCCTCTGTCTTGATGTTGGTATTGTTTATATAAATCCCTTGGATTAAATCCTATTGAACACTCAGCTGGAAAAAAAACAGTAGTAGTAGTAGAGGTAACACTTATTGAGGTTGCTGTATCACTTACATCTGCACTGGCCTCAAATTCATGAAAGTATTGACCTTTTCTTAAAAGCAATTTATCCCCAGTTTTAATTATATTATTTTGGCTTAAAAAATTAGCTCCTCCTGGATTAAGCATATTTATTGGTAATGAGGTTACAGTTCCAGCTGCTAAACCAGATGATAAGGATGTTAAAACCAGCATATCTCCTGGTGCTTTTGTAGTGCTTGGAGCTAATATATCATCAATAGTATGATCAGATGGAATAAGGCCACCAGTTGTAGTTGTAGTTGATGTTGATGTAATACCATTATCATATGATATCTGAACCCATTCTGCATCCCATTCATCTTTATTCATGTTAAAAGTACCTCTTAACATATAATAAAAAATTTCTTCTGTTTGGTCAAAAATTCTTCCAACTGGATTTATATAAACTGGCCTTGCCCCAGTATTATCTGTTTGCCAATCATTTATACTACTAACAGCAGTAACTAAATTCCATTTATAATCACTTGTCTGTTGGCTAAATAATCTTGCCTCACTCAATAAACGAGTGATAGTTTTATCAAAACTACCAGATTGTCCTTTTCTCCATTTACCTCCTGAATCTGTATAACCAGTATTTCCTGCTCCATCATCATATATTAAATCATTTGCATCTCCTATTACTGGCGCATCTCCCCAAAAAATATTTTTTACAGGTTGTTTTTCAGTTTCATTTCTATTTGAGGTTGAGCTTTGAACAATTAATGTGCTTCCCACTTGACTATTAAAAACACATTGAAATCTTGACTTAGGGCTTCCATTTTGAATTATATCAGAATATGATATTGGTACAGTAGGAGTAGTAATATTATCTCTAAAATCTAAGGTTTGATAAATAGGGCCAATTCCTCCTGTTGTTATATTGCAAAGTGGCCCTATATAACCTCCACCTGCTCCCAGCCCCCCAGCTTCTTGCAAATAAGTCATGTAGGTAAAAATTTCAAAATCCCATGAACCTGTAAATGATGAGTCAGTAGGAATAATTTGATTTATTAAATTAAATGTGCCAGAATTATAAATGATAGGCCAAGAAGAAAAAGTGTGAGAAAAATTTTGAAATTTATCCAATAAAAAGAGCCAGTTAGCACCATTTGTATATCCTGCTGTTTGGCTTGCAAAAGCTTGCGAACCTATGCCTGGCCAAGCTTCCCATGATGTAGGATTATTGGCTAAATTTGGTAAATAATAACCATTGGAAAAATCTGGGTCAGCTGATGGTTTTGCTCTAAATGACCAAGGTAATTCAAAACTCATTAAAACTTGATTACTTGGTTGCTGAAAATATAAATCTATATTAGCATAAAAACCTCCCAAAGATGCAGCATCATTTATTGTGCCTAATGAAGTGGATGAAAATCTATCTGTTGCTGTTGCAACCTCGCTTGAATTTGGTTGAGGAAAAGATATATAATAATTATTAGTACCTACGCTTGAATAGTCTACTGTAACTTCTTTTAATTTTGGATAAAAATCCCAGTTACTTCCAGCTAATTTTTGCAGCCCTCCATCAAATCCTCCTGCATTAGTTTGTATATTTTGAGTATATAATGTATAAAAAGTATTACCTATAAAATCTTGGGAGCTATATGCAGTTCCATCTTTATTCCAAATTTGTGTATCTATATTATCTGGATTTGAAAAATCCCCAGTATCAGGAGTAGTGTAAAGTTCTAATTGAGTAAAATAAAATTTGTTTTTCCAAAAAACCACTTTCATTCCCCACATTTTACAGATGCTTTCCAGCACTTCATACATAGTTTTTACTTTATAGCTACTATCTTGCGTTATCTCATAACATCCTAACATTTGCGCCTTTGTATAAGCCAAAGGGCTAACTGCTACTGATGCTGCTGGATGTTCTTCATACCACCAATTAACAGCAGTTGAAAATTTATAATCACTTACTACTCCATCTGTGCTATCATTATCTGGTACATTACATTTGGCAAGGATTTCTTTTATCCAATAAATAAATGTTTGATATCCATCAGAAATATAAGTGTCACTTTCAGTATATGGATTGGTGCCTTGCGTTTTTACCATATCATAGTTCTTTAACAACCCTAATCCATCTGTCGCTGTTAATTCTACTTCATATGGCTTGGAAACATCTTCTTTGGAGCTTAAATCAATTAAAATATTTCCACTCCACACTGGATCATCTGAAAGGCTACCAGTATTCCATATTACTAAATTAATATCTCCCTCCTCAAATGTATTCTGTAAACTTTGCATAAAGTATTGCAAATTATTACCAAAAGCATTATTTTCCACTATTAATGAGATAGTACATTTAGAACTCATAATAGCGCTAAATTTTTCTTGGCCAGATGTATCGTATTTTATTTTAACTCCTCCTGAGCCTATTTTTAAAGGAATAGTTTGCCCATTGTAATTTTTTTGATAAATTCTAAATAAATGATATCTTCCATTATCTGAAAAAAAACTACCGCTAAATCTTGCTCTATGTGTTGGCATATTATATAAATCTTTCTCTTGATAAAGTTGCTTTATCAGAAACTAAAATAATGTTGTCTCCTTGTATTCTACCAGTTACATCTACTCTACTTGCTCCCATCATTGCCATTAATTTATCCAATGGACTTATTACCTCTGGATTAAAAGCACTTGTTCCACTACCCTCTCCAATTAATCCTAATGTTGGCCCTGTAACTAAACCACCCTGAGCAAATTCTGGAATTAATGAATTAAATGCTGTATTAGCTAAACCAGCTGCTCCACCTGCAATAATAGGAATTAAAAAAGGAGAAACTCCAATTGCTGGATTTTTTAATGCATTAGCAATAGCTGCTGCAACTCCCTCAGCTATTAAAGCATTAATTATTTGCTTTATTCCACTCACTACCATTTTATTAAAATCTTTAAAATTATCTGCTCCCATTTTTAATGTTTCTCCCATTGCTGTTGCAGTTTCAGATAAAGTTTGTTGTAATAATTCAGCATTTATTTGAGCCTGTGTTCTTAAATCAGCACTCCATGTAACCATATCTCCAAACCTTTCTTCTATTGGGGAAAAGCCATAAGTAAAATTAGTTTGCAATACATCTATTGCATCTGAATATTGCTTTGTTTCTTCACTTAATTCTGAAACTTTTGGAATTAAATCATCTATTGCAACTGCTTGATCTTTATAATTTTGTTTTTTATCTTCTTGTTGTTTTGCAAATTCTTCATTTTGCTTTGCAATATTTTTTTCTAAATCTGATAACTCTCTTTGACCTGTTATCATTTGAAATATTCCCTTTCCTGTAGCTAATACTACTGCTGCTAACTTTCCCCATGTGCCTAAATGCTTAGCTATGCCTGTTCCAATTTTTACTATTAATGGTAAAAGCTTGCCAAAAGCAGTTACTAATCTTGATGTAATTGATAAGAAAGGCCCTACAATAGCAGCCCATTTAGCAAATTGAATTATATTATTTTTAGCTTCATCTGATAAGCCATTTAAAAATTTAGCTAAATCTCTTAATGAAGAAACTAAATCTTTTGCTAATGGAATTAATATACTTCCAAATTGAACACCCAAATCTTTTAAATCTTCTTGCAGTCTTCTTGTTTGATTAGCTAAACTATCCTGGGTACGTTCAGCATCTCCAATGGCTTTTGAGCTTTGTTGAGTTGCTAATTGAAAAGTTAAAGTGGCTTTTGCAACTCTGTCCAATTCTTTAAAAACTAAGCCTTGATCTTCTGCAAACTTTTTTAAATCCGCTTCTGTTATTGCAATTCCTAATGATTTAATAGACTCTCTTTCTCCTAATAATGCTTTTGTTAATGCTTCTGATGCGCCTTTTGCTCCACCACTAAAATTGGTAAAACTTGCTAAATCAACTGCTAATTGATTTACCTCAGTTGACAAAGCCAATGCAGATTCCTCTGTAAAACCAAAACCAACTAATAAATCTCCTGTGCTGGAAAGTAGATCTTTTGCAGATTGCTCTGATAATCCAAAAGATTCTCTAAATGTTTGAGCAGCACTTTCTGCTTGCTCTTCAATACTGCTAAAAACTGTTCTAAATTTGCTATCAGTTTCTTCAAAATCAGATGCCATTTTTACAGCAGCAGCTCCTAAACCAACTATTGGCAAAGTAACTTTTGTAGTTAAATCTTTACCAATGGCATTCATTTTTGAGCCAAATCTTTTTATGCTTCTTTGGGCTTTCTTCATTGCCCTATCAAAACCTCTTAAATCAGCTCCAAAAACTATATTTAATAAACCAATGCTTTTATTTGCCATGCTCCTCTAATTTTTTAATATATTCTGCTCTTGCTTTGAGCTTTTCATAATCTGTTTTATTTGTTTCTTTATCCCAATCAAATTGAACTAAATCTTTTAATTTCAATTGTTTTCCTTTTGGCATATGCACATTGAGCAAATAGCATGTCATCCATCTTGTTCTTTCCCAATGTGCTTTATCCTTTAATTGATTTAACTCATAAAACCCATCCATCTTATTGTAAAAATGTCTTGGAATCATATTATAAAACTCCTCAACTTTCATGTCCATTTGGCCAAAAGCAATTTTTTCTAAATCATCCCAAGTAAGCTCTATTTCGCTTTCTTGGGCATCTGCTTTTTTTCCTTTTTACCTCCCATCATTTTAGTAAGAATATCCATGCATCTTGATATTGCTTCCATGTCATTATCCATTGCATCAGATAAATCATCTATTGATAAGTTACATTTTTGCTTTGCTGCTCTGTATCCATCTTCAATTCCACAATGTATTAAAATCAAAGCATCATTTAAAGTCATGTTATCTCCTATTTGATTTAATTGTGCTAATGTTGTTCCTGTTTTCATTGAATATTTTCTAAGAGCTGAAAAGCCAAATTTAATTGGATATTTTTTTTCTCCTATTTTTACAAAAGTATAATTTTCCATTTTTTCAAGTTTTAAAAATACTCTCACCCAAAAGCAACCCACTTGAAAAAAGGAATGCTAATGGGATTTTGAGTATTAAGTTATTAAGATATTGTTTGAGTTAAAGCACCAGATCCAGTAAAAGATAAAGAATAAGTTGCAGTATCCTCTGTTGGGGCTGTTACGCTGAATGATGTTAACCATGCAGTTCCCTCATAATATATATTAGAGGTCGTTCCATCAGTATTACCAAATCTTATCACAAAAGATGCTCTTGTAATAATATAACTATTTAGTAAATCATCTGCTCCATTAGTTAATGCAGTACCTCCCACATTTGTCCAAGCATAAGCTCCATCAACACTTATATCCCAGTTTCGCTGGCCTTCCATGTTTTCAGCCCAACCTGCACTCTCTTTGTTGCTTATATCTCTTGCACTATGATTTACATTTAAAGTGCCGCTTTGAGCATAAGCAACCAAAATATTAGTGCCGCTATCATATACCTTGATATCAGTTCCATTTATTGCTGTCGTTAAATTTGCCATTTTTCTACTATTTTAATTAATTAATTTTCGTTTTTATTATCCGTTCATTTGACTTTGAGTCATGTATAAAGCTGCAATTGTAACGCTTACAACCTGAGAGTAAGTTATTGCTATCTCTCCATTAGCATTATTAAAAGCTGATTGCTTAAAAGGGCCTATAAATGCCTCAGCACCAGCAGCAACTGCTATACTTGCATTAGCTTTTGTTAAATCTCCATAAATACTTGAATCTACTGATGTGGTTTGAGCTGTTATTGTTACTGTAACAACTTCCTCACTACCTCCATTTTTTATATGTAAAAAAGTTCCTCCCCCATTATCAGCAGTATCTCCTCCACTACTTGCCGCACTATAAGTAACTGTACCGCCTGCCTCTGTAATTTGTTGAATTGTTAACTCTGCCATGATCTTTTATTTTTTTATATTTTTCTTTTTAGCTTTTTTTGGTTTATCAATATACTCTTCATCTATCAATTCTTTCAATTCTTCTTTAATTTTTATTATAACATAAGTTCCAGATGTTATTATTTTATTATGTCTTTTACTAAACCAATCTTTTTTTAATAAATATTTTTTCATTTTTTTTATATTAATTTGCAACTGGATCAACTTGCCTTAAATCAAAAGTCAATGTTTGTACATAAATACCTCTTCCATCTCCTTCTATTTCAAACTCTTCATCAACGCTATTAAATTTTATACTTTGTATTTTTATTCCAGTAGTTGCTGGATAAGTTCCCTTTTTTCTATCCAAAGCAATTCTTACTTTTTGAGCTAAATCAACTGCTGTGCTATAATTATCAGCAAAACATAAAACCTCAAAACTATTAGTATCCATTGGGCTAACTCCATCTTTTGTATTAGTTGGTTCAACTGATGTTGTTTGATATACTAAAAATGGAAAAGCAGTTCCCTGTTTAGCTACATTAGGAAAAATTCTTGTACTAACTAAATTTGATACATCTGTATCATTAGTTAAAACATCATATATTGCTAAGCCTATTTTCATTTTAAAATCCTAATCTACCATATTTTTGCATCCTTTTCTGAAATCTTTTTATTGCTTTTGCAGCTATATTTCCAGCCTCTGTAAATGCGCTGGTTGTCATTTTAATTCTATTTCTATTCCAAGCAGGAGCCATAAATTTTGTAGCTCTACTTTTATATTTACCAAAATGCATTACCTCATTCCCATATTCCAGCCATGCTCCAAAATATCCTCCTTTATTACGTGCATAAGCTCTTTTAACTCTTGGCCCTAAATAAATTCCTAAATGATTTTTACTATCTCTTGTAGTAAAAAAACCAATACTTTTTTTAAGCGTACCTTTTGCAATTCTTTTGCTATGATCTGGGGGATAAACTACTCCTCTTGCTTTTGTTTTTTCATCAACTTTACCGCTATCTCCTAATTTAGGAGCTAATCTTTTTGCCTCACTTAAAGCTGATGCCCCTATTTTTCTCCAAAGGGCTTTCCAAACTGTATGCTGATTTATTTGCTTAGGTAATGCTCCAAACATCTCAGATATCTCTTTTGCTCCCAGTAATTTTACTGAGCTTTTCATTGCTTGGTTGTATTTTCCAAAATCTGGCATTAGTCCTTTTGTTCTGTAATTATTTTAATTATTGCATCTCTACCATCAATTTGCTCTATGTTGTGTATATAATAATATTTATCCACCCCTCCATCAGAGTATTTAATCCTCCATTCCATAGTTGGTATTGATGTAACGCCAACAGTTCCACTAATAAAATCATTTACATCTAAATTTCTTATATAAAAATCAACTTTTGTTATTGCAGTTGATTTATCTGTTTGGTTTTTTTCATCTCCTCCATCCCATTCTATCTTAGCCCAAACAGTTCGCCAATTATTCCAGCTGCTTGCAGTATTTCCACCATAACTATCATTAGTTAATGTTGGATATTCTAAATCAATTCTTCTATCAAGCTCTCCTATATTCATTGCAATGTTTGAACTTTATATTGTTCTAATAAATATTGAGCTGATTTAGGCAACTCAGTTGCAATTCTTCCTATTACTACCTGCTGCCTATTTTCGTACCAATTACCAACAGTTAGTAAAACAGCTTGCTTTATTCCTTGGGGTACATCTACTGCACCAGTTCCATATCCTACTTGATACTTAACTTCAACTGCATTTATTCTATCAGCTAATTTAGGAAAAGTTTTATTAGGGCTTAATCCTATTCTTGCTGGCTGATGATTCATATCACTTAAATAAATAGCAGTATCTAATGTTTGTAAAGTATTATCAGAATCATAATATTTAATATGCTCAATGCTATTTACTTTACTTTTAAATAAAACTAAAATATCATTCCAAATATCTCCATATTGAATTATTACAGTATTAATAAAAAATCTATTAGTAAATTTTTGAGCTGAGTCAGTTGCAGCTTGAACTAAATTATCAATAAGAGTATCATCAGCAGATGTATCTACTTTTAAATGAGATTTAGCTTCTGCTGTTGTAATTATTGCAGTTGATGCTGGGGTATTTACTTTAAAACTCTTTGCCATTTTATTTTATTTAAAAAAAAGGGATGGTAGTTAATCCACCACCCCTTTATTATTATAAATTTAAAACTATTAAGCCTCTATCAATTTAGCAAATGCAGTTGCATTTTGACATGCATCTCCATCAACTAATGATGTTACAACTAATCTTGGAATACCTATTCCAGAATAAGTGTAAGGATCAAAAAGCATGTCCAGGCCACCAAATTGCGCCAGATGTACTTTTGAAAAATCTCCAAATAAAACGTGATCTTTATCAGCACTTCCGCTTGATGCTACATTAGAAGAAACAAAAGCAAAAAATCCATTTACTGTTTTATCTCTCATATCATATGCAGCAGATACATTTGACACCATTGCGCTTGCTTTAATAGCTGAATAAGCATCAGCATCCATTAAATAAGCCATTCTCGCACCTTGATAAGTACCATCATTACCAATGTATGTATCTTCTAATACAGATGCAGAAGCACCACTAAAAGCAGCAGTTGATCCAGCAGCAGCATCAGCAAAAATAGATAAAGGAGCATTAGAAACATCAGCAGTATCAAGTAATGCAGTTTCCCAAGTTGCAGCAATATTTGCAGCCATGTTTCTTTGTAAAGCAGATTCAAGAGATGCATTTTGTACCATTGACTCTTGTGAAACGTTTACAATAGAAATAATTTTCTTTGGGCTTAAAGTAACATTAGTAGTAGTACCAGTCCCATCTTGTTCTGTACCACCAGTTTCTGGTTGCCATGCAGATGTAATTCCACCAACTACTGGGAATTTCATGTTTTCAACTCCAAAGTAAGTGTTTGCACCAGCAGATGCTAAAACTAAATTTGATTCTAATTGATCAGTAAAGCTCATTGTTTCTACTGAGTTTTGATTAGTTGTATCTACATAATCTTGAGCTCTTGTTAAAACACATGATGGAATGCCAATACCTCTATAATTTTGGCCTGTATAACGAGCATTTGATCTTGCTTCCTCATCCATCTCTTTATATATTCCAGTTACTTTACCACTATATGCAGCTCTTACAGCTCCTTGGAAAGTAAATGATTCTAAATCTTTATCTTTTTTAGTAGATGCTGAAACGCCAGAAACAACAGCAGCATTACGCTTTATTGATTCCATTTTTTCAGCTCTTTCAATTTTTGTATCCAAGTTATCAACCTCAGTTAAAAGGCCATCAACCTGGTCATTTTCCTCAGATGTCAGATCTCTTTCTTCTTTGGTTGCAACATCTTTAATGTTTTCCAAAGTTTCAATAATATCTGAACGCATCTCTTTTAATTCTATTGATGATTTCATTTTTTATTATTTTAATATTAATTATTTTCTCTTTTTTAATTCTATCTTTAATGCAAGCAGAGATCTTTGCACTAAATCTTTTTCTTGTTTTTTATTTTCCTCTTTTTCTTTATGTAAAGCCAATGATCGTTTAGCTAATGTTAAATCATTAGCATCTGGATATGCTGGATAAGTTACAGGAGAAACATCATAAAGATTTTTTACTTTATTAATAGTTCTTATTTCTCCATCAGCAGTTGATTCCCAAGAATCTTCCTCAATAGTAAATGCAAATGAACTCTGACTTATATCTCCTCTTTCCATTGAAATTACTAAATCTCTACCATAAGTAGTATCTGGCACATCAAATGAGTATTGTAAGCCCTCAGCAGTTTCTTTTAATTTAAGAGTTCCGCTTGTAGTTCTTGCCAGTAATAAATTTGGATCATGATTAACCAAAGCTCTTACATCATCATTTAAAACATTTTCAAAAGCATTTGGAGATATAACTTCTCTAAATCCTCCCAAATCACTTGATAGTTGATTAAATACAGCAGCATGGCCTGTTATAGTAGTTGTGCCATCTTCTCTTTTTTCAGTTCTGGTTTCAATGTTAAAATATCTTTTTTCCATAGTAATAGTTTTTTCCCATAAATTTTCAACCTTTCTTATTAAAGGTTTATTGCGTTCTGTATCATAAAAGGATACATCTTTATTATCTTCATCTTTTATTTCCTCTCTTTTTTCTTCATCTTTATGAGGGCCAAGTGGATCAAATGATTCATCTCTTTCATCTTCATTTTCATTTTCAATTTCTTCACTTGCATAAGTAAAAAGAATATTCATTTTATCCCCATCATCTCCCTCAACTTCAATTATAATTTCTCCATCATTATGCAATTTTTCCATTTCTTCTTTGGTAAAATTCATTGTAAAATCTACCTCATCATTTATTGCATTTTGATAATAATCTTCATTATCTTTTTCAGCAGCTTCTTGTGAATCATAAACACATGATCCATTTTCTCCCCATTTCCATTTTCCATTATCACATTCCTTAGCTGGCATCTTCTCCAATTTTTTCTATTGTTGTCATATTCATTTGCATAAAATGTTTATCTCCTCCCTCTATTGAGTTAAGATTTTCTTTTTGTCTTACTTCATTAATACTCATATATCCATTAGTAATGGCTGTTTTATAAGCTTCGTTTCTACTTTTTACATCTCCTCTTAATAATCCATTTACATTAAATTCTATAAATGTTTTGCCAATTTCATTTGTTCTAAATAATTTGTAATTCATTTCATTCTCTATCCTTGTAATATAAGGCATCAATGTATAAGTAACAAATTCCTGACTTTGCATCTCTATATTATTAAAGCTTGATTTGCTTAAATCTTTTAGCATATGAGGAGGGATGTTAAAGATACGAGCCACCTCTTCTATTGAAAATTGGCGGCTTGCTAAAAATTGAGCTTGCTCTGGGGATATTGATATTGGAGTAAAACTTAAACCCTCTTCTAATATAATTGTTGAATTACTATTTTTTAATTTAGAATAAGTAGTAGTAAATGAATTTTTTAATCTTTCAATTGCTTGCTCACTTAAAGCTCTATCAGTTGAAAGTACTGAACTTGGTTTAGCTCCATTCTTAAAAAATGTATCTCCAAATTCTTCTATATTAAGCCCCCAGCTTAATGCTTTTTTACATTGAGATATTGGGCTAATTCCATCTATTCCATTATCAGTTAATGTTTTAAAATGCAAAATATCTGATGCATCTAATATACCGCCAGCATTATCAATTTGATAATAAAGCTCTCCATCATTTATTACAACTGTAACATTTTCTGGATTAATTGGAATTAATTCTATTGGTCTACCACTTCCATCTCTTACTATTTGAACATAACTATTTCCATCAGTACAGATACTCATCATTATATACTCAAAAAAAGTAATTTTATTTTGGTATTTATTTGGTCTGTATTTTATTAACTCATAAATTTTATTGTTTGGATCTTCTAATTTATCTCCATTAGGCTGTTTAGAATAAACAGAACAAGGTAATGATGAAACGCTTTCTGAAAGCAATCTAATTGCACACCATACAGCAGTAAGTGTTAAAGCTTTATCATTGTCTATGGATGAACTATCTGGAAAAACGCTGCTCAAAGATAAGCCTCTTTTTTCTTTTATTTTTACTTTTCTTGTAAATAAGTTTGTAATAAAATCAGTTAATGCCAATTGTATATAATTTTAGGAATCTGCAATGATAACATTTTTATTTATTTTATCTATGCAACTTAGTTGCATTTCTTTTTATTCTTTTATCTCTACTATTTCTGAAACTATTATAATCACTATATTTTCTTTTTCCAAAGTGTTTCTGGAACTCTTTTTCTGTTTTTTCGTATGCTTCTAAATATGTTTTGGAATCTTTTGAATGCATCCAAAATCTTTCATCAAATCCTTTTGGACTTAATAAAGCCAGTATTTCAAAATCTATTTTCATAATATTAAAAGTCCTCGATTGTCATAAATGCTATCATCTTTCTCCTCGCTCATATATTCAGCTAATGCTGAAATAGTGGCTGCAACTCCATCAATTTTTTCTTTACTTTTTTTCTTGCTTGGCTTATGATTATCAGCTGCATCTATCTCCAATTGCACATTCCCCATCATCCATCTTAATACTGGATTTCCATCATGCTGAATCTCTTTTGCTAAAATAAGTTTTTCAAGTTGTTTTGTTGGTGCTGATAAACTGGCAAATCCTTGCCCCAAAGGACTCATATTAGCACCATCTCCCATTAGGTCTATTACGCATTGGCTGGCATTCCATCTATCATAAGCAATGCTTTGAATCCTATATTTTTTTGATAGCTCATTTATTTTTTTTCTTACAAAAGAATAATCAGTTACATTGCCCTCAGTGGCTATTAAATAATTTTGACTTATCCAGCTCATGTAATCAACTCCATCTCTATCTCCTCTTGCCTTTGCATTATCTCTTGGCACAAAAAAATAAGGTTTTATTTTAAAAATATTATCAACTCTAAACAATAAAACTAATGCAGTAATATCTCTTGTAGTTGCTAAATCCAATCCACCCCAGCACTCCATACCACTTAAATCTCCCAGCTCTCCCTGGCAATCCATCCAATCTTTATCACTCATCCACTTGACTTCGTTCTCAGTCCATTGCGAAAGATGAAGCCTCCTAAACGTATTCATATAGCTTGGAATGTCTAATGCTTTTTGGCTTTCTCTTTTCATGTACTCTTTTTTTAAGCTCACTCCATAATTAGGATTGGCTTTTTTCCATGTTTTTTCACTTGTAATATCATCTTCAATATCGGCTTCATAAATTATTGGTAAAAATGAATTATCTTTAACTGATCCATTTAATACTTTTTTTGCATATGAATAGACCTCAAAACATATGCTTTGCTTATCATAACCAGCAGTAGTTATTGCAACTACCAAAGGCTGTCTCCTACTTCCAGTTGATGTTAAAAGTGTATCCCATAAATCCCTATTTGATTGCGTATGAAGCTCATCAAAAATAACACAATTAGCATTAAATCCATGCTTGGTTTTACTATCAGAACTTATAGCTTGAAAGTAATTTCCTTTACTTTCATTTACAATAGAATTTCTCAAAACCTTTGCCCTTGCTGATAGCTCTGGATTATTAAGAATCATTTGCTTTGCAATTTCATGACAAAGCCCTGCTTGATTTCTATCTCCTGCTGCTGCATATATTTCACTTCCTCTTTCTTGATCTGCAAATAACATGTAAAGAGCAATGCCAGCTGTTAACGTAGTCTTGCCATTTTTTCTACCTACCATTATTAAGCAAGTTCTGTATTGCCTTAAATTAGTTTTTTTATTCTTCCATCCAAAGAGCTTTTTTACTATTTCCTTTTGCCATTTTTCCATTAGCAATGGCTGGCCAGTAAGCTCTCCTTTTGTATGAGTAATAAATTTCTCAATAAAATTTACTGCTCTATCAGCTGATTCTTTATCAAAATAATATTTCAAAATAGTCTTTTTTGTGCTTGATGTTGTTCTAATCTCTTCTTAGCTGCGTCAAAATATTCTTTGTCCAATTCATATCCCTCTAAATCAAATCCTAAATTATGGCAAGCAATAGCAATACTTCCACTTCCTAAATGCGTATCTAATATTTTATCTCCCTCTTTTGCATAGTTCATTAATAACCATTCGTAAAGTTTAACGGGCTTTTGTGTTGGGTGTATTTTAATAAATTTGTCTTTTGTTTTTGAATTTCGGTTGCTATACGCTTCAATTCTGCTCATCCTAAAAGCTTTACTACTTTTACCAAAAGATGTCCACCCTAATTCAAAATCAGCACCACTAAACTCTTGCATCTTATCCCATATTATACAACATCTTGTATTAATTAAAAAATCAATAAAATAATTACCCCCCCATATAATTTGATTTTGACTTACTCTCATTAGTTCATCAAAATAATCTTTTGAAGGAATGTTATTATCCCATTCTTTTTTAATCCATTCTTTCCTGTGTCTATTCCCAAATCCTTTTTTGCTCGGACTAAAACTTTCTTTTTGTTCATCCATATTAATTCCATAAGGAGGGTCAACTATTGCCAAATCAAATTGGTTATCTTGCATTTCTTTCAATGCTATCATACAATTTATGTTGTGTAAATTAATCAAAATAATTTATTTGAGTATTGTTAGTTATTTTTGGAGCTGATATACTACCCCTGCTGCTTGGCGTAAATCCAAACTCTCTGGCAATCTTTAAAGCATTGGCTAAGCTATCATTACTTATTTTTACTTCTGGCTTACTTTGGCTATGTCTTAAACTACCATCCTCATTATAATAATGATTTACTCTACCCTTTTCCATTAGCAATTGTTCCATTTCAATATGTAAAGAAATAGCATTGCAATAAGCAGCTAATAAAACCAGATCAATTTGATGCAGCATTTGTAAATTAAAAAGCTCATTGGTTACATTTTTCCATTCTATTTGAGCAGTTTTTCTAAGCCATTTTGGAGCTGGTGGCAATTGATTTAATGTACTTACTTGCATCTCATTTTTAACTTGCCTGGACACATCCAAAGTGCCTTGCATTTCTTTAACCTTAGTAGGTAATTTTTTCCTCCCTTTTCCCATTAATTTTTTAAGCTTGGTTCAGTTCTAATCAAGTATGGAATCCCCTCTTTAATATTTGTTTCCATGTAATTTCCACATTTACAAAGTGCTTCTTTTACTCTCCATTTTTTTTCAATTAAAATTATCGTTTGCTTTTTTAAATCTTTTTCCTTTCTACATTTTTTACAAATAAATAATGCCATTTTTTTGGTTTTAATTTGAACTTAAACTGATATAGCTACCCATTTATCCAATTTTGCGATATTGATAGCGAAAG